ATCACGTTGTATAGAATTGACAGAGTCGATCAAGCTATTGAAACTCATCACGACCTTTTTGTCAAGGGCCGCAACGACGTTTGTTAGATCGACACCCTGGACCCGCGTATTTGAAAGCTTATGGGGAAGCTTTTTTGTTGTGGGCAGATAACCGTCAGCTTGTTGCTGAAACGAGCCGACAGGAACTTCGTCCTGTTCTGTAAGGATGCGTTCATTTTCGGCTGAATCTATAAATCTCTGGGTGAACTGGCCAAAGACATCGTTCGAACCACCCCTTTGGAAGGCTCGGGCTGCACCCCGCAACCGCTGCCAGCGGGTAAGACTATTACCTCTACGTAGGAAGTTAAGGTTCGTGCTGGCCCTATCAATTGTAGCTTTATAAGCGCGGTAACGATCCCTAATTGCTAGTAGTCTGGTTATCAAGTCTCTTTTTTGGCCTCTGATAGCATAGTCAGGAAGATTTCACGCTCGTAAGGATAGAAATTCTCCCAATCTTCAATTCTGTATTTATGGCGATGCATCAGATTGAACATCAGCTGGTAGTAGGTCTCCAGCGTGATGTAACCCATCAGAACAGAAAAAAATCGTCTAGCGTAGACAGCACGACCTTGCGCTCGTTCCCTAGGGAGTTAGTGTACTTGATTTCGTGATAGATAGTGGGCATCTTGGCCCAGAACGCACGGATGCCTTCATAGGTTTTGGCAGGCAGATCGTGAATGAAAGCTAGCGTTTCAGCTTCGTTTTCAAGATTGATGGGCCAAACTTGCTCACCCTGAACCACCTTGTCGAGAGTCTTCGTGATGAAATATTCCATCTCTTGGTCTTCTGAAGTAAACACCGTATCATCGTACAGAGCAGCAGGCGGAAATTTCATGTGAAGTTCTATGTTGGAGTTTACAGGGATGACCTTATTACAGTCTTCAAAAAACTTGACTTCAATCTTATTGAGGTCTATTTCAAAATCATAGCTCTTCTGATCCTCGCCATCTAGATAGGACACGACACAGATATTATTGACGGATTGAGCGCGTAGTCTGATGAAAAGGTACTCTAAATCGACAAGAGGTAACTGATCGATGTCGAAATCTTCCGTCACGATGCAGTTGTTCACAATCTGTTTGATCGCCTGTAGCATGTCCGCACGATTGTTAGTCGCTTTGGCATGAAGTAGGATTTTCTCATCCTTTACAAGAAAGGGACGGACCTTGATTTCTCTACCAGAGGCAGGTAGTTTGATAGTCGTGATGGGGTGATTTATGCGAGGGAGCGGCATTCTGCTTTCCTTTTCATGGTTTCTAGTCGCTTCGTATACTTAGTGTTGTTGAACATTACACTACGCTAATAACGTTGGTCGCATACCAGTCACTGAAAGTAAAAGTTACTGGGATTCGCATGAGCTGGTTGTTGTCTCCCCAGTTCAAGGGGATATCGCCCACGAAAATAGGGAAGGCTTCTCGTAAAGTAATTTTGTAGGTCTCCAAGCCTTGGGCGTCAAAACAGATGATTTCCACAGTGGTAGCATACTCACTCTTGTAAGAAATTTCATAGAAGGCTTGGGTATCTGGTAGCTGGGCTCCTGTCTCAGGATTCAAACGCTGAAGTCCAGAATTACGGTCAAAATTGATTATGTAGTTTATCCAGCCTTTGAAAAAAGTCCAATTCTCAGCCTTGCCATCACTTAGTATGGTGAAGTTAACGTCGTTAAAGGTTGGCGCAAAAGGCTTCTTCTCCTGGGCACCATAACCCCAACGCAGTATTTGACGCTGTTGGAGCATGATACCAGGAATATGAGCGGCCTCGACCCAAAACTGTAGAGTGTTAGTAATCGTGGCAAAGGAGGTTAGAAGTCCCAGAGCTTGAAGACCAGGCGGCATGGTCATGCGCACAAAAAATTTGTTGGTTCTGTGCGTTCCGCGTTGATTGACCTGGGCAATAAAAGTTGCGATGTTGAAGGTGTTGGCCATCAGTTCTCTAATTTTCTACGAGAATCGGCCCAGACTCTACGGTTGTTGATCGGCGCTCCGATCTTGGCTCCACCCTTGCCGCCTGATACAAACCGTTCAGTAGGCAGAAGAGCTACGGCAAACCACTCAGAAAACTTTACAACGAAAAACCTGGAACGAACATACTTATAGAGATAGTGTTTGAAACAAGGTTTGAAGGCGCGGAACTGTGAAGTGCTTTTTAGAATCCCATAGTTCATAGCCAGCTTCTTCTTTTCATCCTTACCTGTCGCTACTTTGATGAGTTCATCCATTAGTTTGGCTCTCAGATAAGGAGAAAGATAATGCATATTGATCCCATAGAAACCTCCTTGAGCTTCATCGACAGCAAAAATTACAGGGAACTTGTCCCAGTAAGGCAATCGTTTCTTGGTCTTGGCATCATAGAAAAAACAGATCATCTTACCCATCGTTCCTGGGCCGACACGTCTTTGCTTAAGGAGACGACTAGGATCAGAGGTCATAATCTGGGTCGGCGAAACATCTCTCATCTGCTGAGCCATCGCTCGAAACCAGAGCTGGGCAGATTTCTGGCCTTGTGCCAGCAACGCTGGTACCTTGGTATAACTCAGAAGCCGTTGCATAATAGAGGCAGTCATTATAAGCCGATCTGTTCCTCAGTCAGCATAGCGTAACGATTGTTATCATTCTTCGTTACTATGGCAAATTTCATGTTTCGAGACTCACACCAAGCCTTGGCGGCCTTCCACTTTGCCATATTTTTTGTCCACTCCATCAGCTCTTTCATATAGTTTTCCATGCTTTTACGAGAAGTCTTCCTGGGTTGGCGGATCTGATTGAGAGGCTTGATTTCTACCATAAGCTTAGAGATGCTTTCGTTTTTCTCTTTCTGAATTAGAACGAAGTCTGGGAAATATCTACGGGTTCTTTGGGTGATCGGATCAAAGTATTTGATGGCCAGTTCCTCAGAAGCCCATTGAATAATGTTAGGACTTTCGTCTATAAGCCTCATGAACTGTAATTCATAGGACGATCTATAGACGATGTTCTTGACATTTCCAACATATTTTGTTGGGTTCTTAGGTTTGAATAGGCCTTGAATGTAACCTGATCTGCCCAACTGTAATAAATACTCCAAGTTCCTTGGTTTCAAATATTTAGGTTCAATTTGCCCGACGAAAGTATAGCGCCAACGCCTCCTCCAACCACTACTGTTTCCCCCACGGGGCCAACGGTTTGGAACTCGGCCACGCCTGTAGGAACGATTCCCGAGGCTCTACGGACTCTAGGATCGGTGCAAAACCTTATCTATCCGCTGGAGATACCCAAGTACTACCTGCGTTTCCAGGTGTCAGACTACTCTCGCCAGAGTCTATTAACGCTTGGCAGGCTTAATACGGTCGGTAACATCATAATGCCGTTGCCCACGAATTTAGTCGACGCCCACAACGTCGACTATGATCAACAAGCCTTGGGTACTCTTCTGGGTAGTGCCACTAACACTATCGCTGGTATGGGTCCAGGGCGAGAGACTGCGAACCAGCTCGCCGCTTCTCAGAACCTTGGTCGTGCTGCTGTTGGTTTGGGTATCGCCGGTGGCCAGTCCTTGACTACTGCCTTTGGATCCCTAGCTGGTTCACTTATCAACCCTGCTCGCGCCCTGGCTGGTATGTCGCCAAACCAGTTTCTAACTATTTTGCTACAGGGACCCAAGTACAAGACGTTCGAGTTTGCCTGGCGTCTGTCGCCCAAAACACCAAACGAGTCTAAGGTACTTAAGGATATCCGCCGTGCCTTCAACAACTATATGGCTCCTGGTCTCTTCCTGGGTGGAGCCATCTTCACGTTCCCCAGGATCTTTCAGATCGCCATCATGCCGAACTCACAGTACATGTACAAATTCAAGCCTTCAGTCTTACGATCCTTTTCTATCAATTTTACACCTGCGTCACAGGCAGCATTTTTGAAGGCCAAATCTGAGACCAACAATCTGAACGCTCCTGAAGGTGTCGACATCTCCATGAGCTTCATCGAACTAGAATACTGGCTGGATGGTGACTTCAAGGACAATAACGATCCGTACGATACGACCTATACAGGTCCGATCGGTACAGAAGTGGGCATTTCTCCGGCACCGCCACCCCCTCCTAATCCCTTTACGGATAATCCGAACACCACAGACCCCAATAACCAAGGACCACAGGCTCCTTAAAATGGACCCGTACTTCGCCAAGTTTCCGAACACGGTATATCAGGATCTGAATTGTAAGGACATCTCTAAGAGGGTGGGACTCTCGAACGAAATCCGCAAGCTTCCTACTCTGTTCTATCCGTATGAGATTCAGGCAGGCCAGCGTGCCGACATTGTTTCCTGGGCCTACTACAAAGACCCAGAACTCGACTGGCTGATCTACATCACCAACGGCATTCTGGATCCCTACTATGACTGGTACCTTAATGAGCAGGACTTCCAGGACTTTCTGATTAAGAAGTATGGATCGGTGGAGGAATCACAGGAACGCATTCGATACTATGCCTTGGCCTGGGCAGATGATGACTCCCGAATCTCTGTCGATTTCTACAATAGTACTCTAGATGAGGAACTCAAGAAATACTGGACTCCTGTTTTTGGAGAGAAAGCACGCATATCCTATTATCTTCGTCGGCGAGAGGACTGGACAGTTAACACGAACAAGATCATCACCTTCACAGTGAACAGCCATTCTAACGCTGTCTTCTCTAACAACGAGAGAATAGCAATCAAGTCAGGTGGCCAGAATGTGGGCAACGGTGAAGTCATCGTGGCCAACTCTACGGTGGTCACGATCCAGCACGTAGGGGGCAATACCTCTGCCAGTAACCTGATAAATGGCTTGACTTCAGGCGCGAACGCCACTATACTGGACACAGATTTGGTTCAGGACAACATCCCTGATGCTGAGTT